TCGTCATCCCCAGCGTCCAGCGTGGTGAGGGGCCGACAGATCGGACGCTTGCCGGGCTCGGAGATGGCGAACGTATCAGAATACGGATAGCACTCGTTGATAAGGACGTTCAGGATCTCCACCGCGCGGACGCGATACTCCACCGTGTCGCCCCAGAGCGCATCACCGGAATCGGACTGCTCGTCCATCATCTTTATCGCCCGGCTGAATACTTCAAGTGCTTTCATGTGCTCACCTCTTTAGAAAAAAGGAGGGGTCGCCCCCTCCCGTGTTATTCGTCTTTGACTTCCGGCAGGCCCGCCACAGAAGTCAGCAGCGACAGCACGCCAGCCAGCAGAGAGGCAGAGCCCACCGCCAGCCAGTTCACCTCGCCAAATGCGGCGGATGTACCGATAGTCGCGACCGCTGTCTGCGCCACAGTCTTAATGGCACGGATGGCAGCCGCATGGAGCCATTTCTTCGTAAATACTTTCATGATATAGCCTCCTTTCAAAGGCCGATCTTAGCCAGAAGGAAACCGACCACAGCCGCCACGACAAGGGTGATTATCTGGCTCACCAGACTATCCCATCGCTTGCCCGGCTTCCCGGTCAATTCCTTCACGTCACGCTTTATCTCTTTCACGTCTGATTCGACAGCCTCTTCCCGGACCGCCAGCACCTTCACCGTGCTGACCAGCTCGTCCAGATCGTCCTGCCGCTTCTCCATCTCGTCCAGACGGTGGGTATTGTTTTTTGTTTCGTCCTCCACCTGCGTCAGACGATGCTCAATGTCGATCATGTCCGCTCCTCCTTAAAGGAGGGGAGGGTATGACCCTCCCCTGATATTCAGGCGGTGTGCACAGCGTCCAGAGACGCGATGGCGCTCTTGACCTTAGTGCCCTCGTGGGCGTAGGCGCGGACCTGCGTGTTCTTGGTGATGGTGATGGCATCGGTGTAGACCTGTGCGGTCTCGCTGGTCTTGGGGTTGGTGCCGTCGGTGGTGTAGTACACAGTGCCGGAGCCGGTGATGGTCACGCTGTTGCCGGTCTGAGAGATGGTGGGGGCTTCGGCCGCCGCAGCGGCGTCGTCGGCAAAGACGTAGATGCCGTCGGCCTTGTTGGCGATGACGAAGGAGTCGTAGCGGACGAGGCCTTCCATCAGGGTGCCAGCGTAGCCGGGGGCGTTGTCGTTGGCGCGCAGCAGACGCAGCTTCACGGGGTCGGCGCTGGCGTTCTTGTATTTGATGATGAAGGCGATGCCCTTGGGCATGCGGCTGGAGGGGACGCTGATCACGGGCGCGCCGCTGATCTCGGCGATCTTGCCCTTGACGATGGTCTTGTCCGTCCAGTTCTGGTTGTTGGCCAGCTCGGTGGCGAGCTTGGTCTCGATCGCCACGTCAGAGCGCATGTACACGGCGCGATTCTCAGAGGGAACAGCGGCGTCGTCCAGCGCGGCAAAGCCGGTGAGGATGGCGCGGATGACAGAGGTGTTGGTCAGCCTGCCCGTGCCGACAGCGCCGAGACCAGCGCCGTTGGCCCAGGTATTCAGGCGGTATCGGTCGATCTCCGGCACATACACCTCGTCCCACATCTGCTTGAGGAAGGCGTTGGACTGTTTGACCATCATCTGGTCCTGCACATGGGTGATGTCGAACACCTTGGAGAAGGAACGCTTCACCCTCAGCGCGTAGGTGTTCACCTCGTCGTCCACTTCCGTGGGGGTGCCGAAGCGGTTGAAGCTGGCGGTGGAGTCGTAGTCGTTGAGCTCGCCGGTCATCAGCGTCCACAGCTTGATGGCGTTGACGCCCTCCCAGCTGAAGTTCTGACCAGCCATGCGGTCGGTAAGAGACCCCTGCTTATAGCGCTCATCCAGCTTCTTGTCGTACTTGGTAGCGAGATTGATAGTAGCCATTTAATTATCCTCCCAATAAAAAATGGCCCTCCTCATGTTCCGTCGTACCACAGAGCATCAAAGGGATCGACCGTTTTGGTGCCGCCAGTGGACATGGAACCCATCGAGTGGGCCTTGTTTTCTTCTTTCTGTTTCGTTTTTTCTGCCTCAGACTTCAATCGCTCGATCTCGGCCTTCAGCTGCTTCGACTCATACGCCCAGTATGCGCTCACTAGGCTCTCGCCGCCATGCACCGCGGCCCAGACCTCTTTCGGGAGTTTGCTAGGGTCGGATGCCTGCTCCGGGAACGCCTTCATGAACGCATCGATATCTGCGTCGCGTCTGGCGTTCTTGTCGGTCGTCTCTGTGAGCTTGGCCTGCTGGGCCTTCAACTGCCGCTCCAGCATCTGGTTGGCGACGATGCCCTTGCAGACCTCCAGAGACTTGCCCGTCTTTTTGCTCATGACCTGAGCCTGCGTCGTGGAGATGAGCTCGTCCAGCGTCTGGCCCTGCTCCTTGGCTAGCTCCTCCAGCCACTGGAGCTGTTCGTCCCGCTTGGCGAGGCTGCCCTTGATGTCGTCATAGTCGGCGTACTTGGTCTTGGCTTCTTCGTACTTTTCCCGTACTCTGTCGTAGTCCATGCCCTTCTGGGCAAGAGTCACGACCTCCTCCCGTGTGACATCCCTCGTCTCGTCCATATACTTGAGAGAGAAGGTGTCGGTCGTCTGCGCTTCGGTCTCCGTCGGCTGGTCTGCTTCCGGCGCCGGTGCGCCCTCGTTCTCTGCCGCGTCCTCCTCAACAGGAAGGTCGGACCAGTCCATATCCTCCCATTCGTCCGGCGCGGTCATAACGGGGTCGTTGTTCATGTGTGCTCCTTTCTCGGCCTATGGTCGGGCCGTGCCCCGCCTATGGTCGGGCGGGACGTTGTATGATAAAAGGTATTCGCTCAAATGCTTTGGGCTATCGCCCGCTGTAGTGCGCCGTTGCCCGCTCCCGGCTCAACTGGGAGCGCTTCGGGCGAGGCCGGCGGGGCCTCCATCCCGGGCTGGGGCATGGGCGGCGCGGCCAGCCTTGCTTTGTATTTGGAAAGCAGCTCCTGCTTCTTGCTCACATAGCCGTCCGGCACACGCTCCAGATAGTCCACTACGTCGATGTGTCCGTTCATGAGGAGGTTGTCCAGCGTCTGCATGCTGGCGATCTCGCTCCAGTATGCGGAAGCGCCCACGTCCAGCTTGATGAACAGCGGGGCGTCCTTCAGCTTGCCGAAGTCGAACTCTGCCGTGATCTTCGTGTCCTCCGGGAGCCCGGCAAAGGCGACGATGCCCTGCGGCATCGCGTCCACAGCGGGCACGTCCACCTCGCGCTTGCCGTAGAAGTGGGCCATGAACTCCATGTAGATCCGGCCAAGGTCCTCGATAGACTGATACAGGTTCTGCTTGGTGATCTCCGACGGGATGCTGGCCGCTCTCTGGAGAGCTACGATGGCCGACGTGTTGTCCGGGCGGGTGTTGCCAAGAGCCGCCGCCGTCGCGCCGGTGAAGCTCTGGGTGTGCTCGATGGCGGAGTTGATGAACTGCGCCACCTGCGGAGATATCTGGGCAGGCTCCAAGATCTTCGCGACGTTCGTCACGTCGCCGTTCACGCCGATCTGTGCGCCGACCTGATTGGTCCACCGCTCCACCCGGTTTCGGTCGTATACCGTTTTGGGGAACGCGCTCATCATGAGGCTCACCATCGTCATGGCGTAGGCCTTGTTCACGAACTGCTGGTTGGGGATCAGGCCCGTGATCAGAGCCTGCCCGTGGTAGCAGTCCCGCACATAGTCCCAGTTGAGCCATGTGATCGGATACAGGCGGACCTTCATGCTGCGTTCCGGCCTCACGACAACGTCCTTCACACACTCCATCGCGTGGATGGCCCGGCTCTTGCGGTCCCGCCACATGTACACCAGCACGGTGCATTTATCGTCCACCAGCGCGTCCATCTTGCTCTGATTCTCGTCCGAGTCGGGCCGGATGCGCTCGATGTCCTCTTTCTTCACGCCGTTGTCCTCGGCGTACTCCTTCACCTCGTCCACCTCACGGCGGCGGGCGATGATGATGTATGGCTGGGTCTGGACGCGCCGGTCGTTGGGGTCGCCGAAAAATACCCGGGTGTTCTCCACCGTCTCCGTCTTGGGGGAGTCGGTCTCGTCATCCCAGTACGTCCACAGGCACCCGTCCCCGTCCACAGCGGCGTCTCTGGCGTAGTCGCGCAAAAGCGTGGTGACGCGGTTTCGCTCGAACAGGGCCGCGAACTCCGCATTGACGATGTCCGTCATGCGCGCCAGCTCCTTGTCGTTCGCAGACGCCTCCAGCGGCGAGGCGTTCATCTTGATGTTATCCGAGGTGATGGACGCCACCTGATGCTGAACGATCTGCTTCAGCATATTGAAAACGGGAGTGGGCAGCCCGTTGGACTGTACCCCCTCCCACTGTTTCCCGATATAGAAGTTCTCGTTCGCCTCCACGTTGTCCACCAGCGATATCTGCTCGTTGAAACGCAGGCCCCTGTCGTATTTCTTGAATACCGCCTCTGGCGTGATCTTCTTACTCATTCATCCACCCCGACCTGTAGTCGTAATTCATGAGGTTGCTGATGCCCTCCTGCAAAAGCCTCTCGCGGTTGGCCGTCTCCCGGGCCGCGTCTTCCGCCGCGTCCATGATGCCCTCCGCCTTCTTGTACATGGCCCACAGGTCGATGGAGCGACGTTCCAGCTCGTACACCCGCCCGTTCATGCGGATCGAGCCGACGCTCAAAAGGATCACCGCGACCGCAAGTGCGGCGATCAGGATATATACGTTCATAGACGCTCCTCCTTATGCGTTTATGTATCCGACAGTCACCTCGCCGCCGGTCATCGTCTCTTCGTAATCGTCCGCGTCGAACTCGTCCCGGTGCTCCGGCTCCTTCGGGAGCGCACCGGGCAAAGACCGGGAGATGCAGAAGTACCGAAGCATGTCCGGCGAGTGCGTGATGTCGTGGGGCTGTTTGGCACAGTCGTTTGGGTTGTTGTCGTCGGCCTGTATGGACTGGATGTCGGAGATCAGGCCCTTGCACCCGCTGAATATCAAAAGACCGGGCTTGCCGTCCGACCTGTCCATCAGGAACTCCTTCACCTGCAGCCAGCCCTGCACCCGGTTGTTGTCCGCCTTTATGATCGGCACCCCGGATACCATGAACAGCTCCGCCATGCTCTTGCCGCTGTCCTTCTGCCTGTTCCACATATCCGGCGGCGCGAAGGTCACAGAGATCCGCTCGTCCTTGCCGGTGTTGTCCAGTATCAGTTGTGCAGCCTGTGATACGTTCTGGTCCGATACGCGCAGCTCCCGGTACATATAGGCCCGGCCCGTCTCGTCCACAGCGAACCAGCCCACCGCCAGCATGTCCAGACCATAGTCGAACGCCCTGTACCGCGCCCAGTGCTTCGGTATCGAAAACGGCTTCACCACGTGCTTCCCGACGCTGAACTCCGGGAAGTAGCTGCCGCTCAGCACGTCCCAGTCGCCGTCGCGGTGAGCGGCCCGGATGTTCTCCGGCAGGCTCGCCAGCATCCGCTTGTACGCTTCGCCGTCCTTGCTGTTCATCAGGGCCAGGTTGTCGTCGACCTTCGCCTGTATGAAATGATAATCAGAAGGGTCCTCGTTCTCCTCCGGGTCCAGAGAGCCGGTCTTGTACTCCTTGTCGATGAACAGCCGCTTCACCCAGCGGTGGCCAACGCCGCCCGGGTTGCACGTCAGGAAAAACTGTTTCGGGATGTCGTTCGCACCACGCAAACAGCCGCCCATGTAACGGAACTCTTCCTCCGTGAACT